CTTTTTGTTTGTGGCAAGTGTTGCCCCACCATTAATTACCTGTGCTGCTGTTGTTGTCAGTACGCCAGTAACAAGGGCAGTAGTTGCCATGTTTACAGCTCCATCAATATCTACGATATCTAAGTTGGCTGTACCATTCACATCTATAGAGCCTTCTAAGTCTATATCTCCGCCAACGCCTAAATCATCTGTAACAAATAAATCATCTTCTACTGTTAGGTCTACAACATTGAGACTGGCAAAAGCGTCTACTACTTTTGCACCAGAACCAGCTCCGTCTAAATAAACTGCTTTTGTATGTCCAGAAGGTATGGTTATCGTAGCTCCAGAGCCTTGTTTAATAATTATGTTTTGAGAACCACTTGTACCATTTTCGATAAAGTGCATTCTGTTTATAGTGTTAGGAGCAATTGTTATAGTACACGCAGAATCTAATGTTCCTGTGTATTCAACATACATAGCTCTAACTGGGTCAGTCGCTCCGTCTGCTACAGTTGATGTATGAGTATTTGCGTTAGTTGTTATGGCTTCTGTTCCATAACCTAAACCTTCACCAATTAATTCTAAATTAACATTAGTGTTTGTACCCCAAGTACCACTGGCATCACCAGTAGCCATCTCGTTGAGTCTTAAATCATTTACATATGTACTTGCCATTTATCTTCCTCGTTAAAAAAATTATATATTATTATGCTACTTCACTCCAGCTAGGTGTTTGTGAAGTGTTTATTGTTGAATATCTAGGTGTTTGCGAATCATCTATTAAACTCCAAACTAAAAGACTACCTATTTCCTTTGTTGCAAAAACTCCTGTTGGAAATATAAGAGTGCTTCCTGTTGCTGTTTCATTTCCAACAGCACCTGTTGCAGCACCAAGCGTAATATTAAGAAAGTTATTACTAATAATACTTTCATTACCAAGACCACTTGTAGATGTAACTGCAGATACGCCAACAATAGCAACGGCTTGTACAGCTACTGTTCCAATTGCAGTTGTGTTTGTAAAACCTGTGACTGGTAAAACATTATTTGTAACTGGTGATTCATTACCTAAAGCAGAAGTACCTACTGTTCCTGTAACTCCAACATCACCACCAGCACTTATAGCAACACTAGTTATTGCTGTAGTTCCTGCTACGCCTGTTAAAGCAACAGGTAAAGGCTCACCAAAGGTTAATTGACCCCAAGTACCTCTACCCCAACCAGTTATACTAGCCATAAGTTAAACTAAGCTATTCTTATAATAGCGTTAGATGCATCTGCGGTAGGAAATTGAATAGTGAATGCACCTGCTGTAGAGGTTTTATCTCCACCAAAATCAAATACTGCAACATTTCTGTCTTGATTGGTATCGTTATAGATCATGCATCCTCTTGCTGTAATAGTAGCTGTACCAAATGTTAAATCAGCAAAGTCAGCAAAAGCTGTTGTACCTGATGTTGCTGGATTAATGTTGGTTAATGCTGCTCCACCAGTGCTGTAGTTAGTTCCAGCCGCTTGATTGGTTGTAGTAAACGCTGTGGTAGCTGCACCCATAGTTGCTGAACTAGTATATAAAGCTAGTTTAAAACTATTACCGCCAGAAGCTAATAAATTATGTTTTCCTTCTAGTAGTTCTTTTTTAAAACTTGTTGCCATCGATTGTGTTATTGCCATTATAGTCTCCTAATAATATTTGCTAGGTCTTTATGACCTTGTTTTTCTAATTGATTACATACTGTACAAAGATGATTTTCAATTCCCTCTTTAATATAATATGCAATTACCATTTTTGTTCTATCTTTAAAAGCGTGAGCCTGTGCTTTAATCATAGGATCAGCTTTATCACTAATAGAAACAATTTTGTTTGTTGCCATTTCTGCAATCGTGTCTATGCTATGACCACCATTATCTGTTGTGGTAACGCCTAAATTTCCTACTGTAATATCGGTTTTTAATGAAAACATATTAATATTTGTTTGGTTCTACAGAATTTAATTTTAAATCATTTCTATTTATTATACCAATTGGCTTAGGTGTAGGCTCTATTGTTACTTCTGACAATTTGCAAACACTCATGTTTGGACCATCTTGGTAAGCTATTTTAGGATCGTTAAGTCTATGGTATCCATAAAGTTTTTCTTGCATTGGTATATCCATATCAAGCAGAGATGATCTAGGAGCTACTTCTATTTGAATACCTGCATCAATACATTTAGATAGCCAAAACTCTGTACAAGACCTACCTGCTTCTGCAAAGTGCATATTATTTTTATATGTAAAATCTATACCAAAAAGAAAAATTTTATTAACTCTATTCCACAAAGCATAAGCTATTGCATAAGGAATTGTATTATTAAAATAAGAACAACCTAAGTCATTAACAATTGATTCTATAGGGTAATCTATTGCAGATGGAACTCTGGTATCTAATTCACAGGTATAGATGGGAAAATTACATTTAGGTAATTGTTTACGCATCATAGGTGTCATTGTTCCAGCATCTTCGGTATCTAAGAATCTGCTCATTGGGTCTAAAATAAAAGCTCTATCTATTTTAGGCAACACACCTATCATTGCATTGATTGCCCAAATCTCATCAAATTCTACGCTGTGTGTTTGTGATAAGTGAAAATCTATTTGACTTTGACCCATAGCAACTATTGCAACATTCTTACCTTCTAATTCTGCTATAGGCTCATTAGACATTAATTTTTCTTTGTCCATCCCTGTAGGCATCTTTTCTGTTATATCCATCTGATTCTAGTGTAAGTCTTTGTAATGCTTCTTGAAATCTTTTTTCATAATTAATCATTACATCTGGTTCACCTTTCATAAAGGTATAGGCTTCTAATAAAGAACCATAAAGTAATAACTCTGGTGCATTTGTTCCTAACCAACTTGTGCCATCAGATGAAGCTGATATAGATTGTGGTATATAAAAGTAATGTAATTCTGCGGTTAGATTTGCATTAGGCGTTGGACCAACAATAAATGTATTGTCATCAAATTGTGCGTAATGTTTTGGTGTTTCTGTTACAGGTCCTACAAGTGTATCAGCTTGTCCGCCCATTCCTGTATGATTTGTGCAGTAGTAGTAAAGAGTTGGAGCATCTACTGCAACTGTTATCTCTGTGTAAGCTCCTACGCTTCCTGGTGTACCAGTAGTTGTTACTCCAGTTGTGTATTCTGTTCCTTCACCCCAAGTACCATTGCTTGTTATTGAAAATCTTAACGGATGATTTAAATTACTACTATCAGATTGATCAAATCTGTATGTTTGTCCTTCTGTTAATTTTAAAGTAGGACTATTAATACCATTTAGATAATATTTATTGCCTGAACCATAAGTGTTTACGCCACTTGCTACTGTAACTGTGTAAGTTGTAGTGGCTGATCTAGCTACAGGATATGCTTCTCGTATAAAACTAACATCTGTATTTAAAAGATAAGTGTAATTATTATCAATATCTAATACTGCTAAAGAATATGGATACAAATAATCACTAGGAGTAGATAAGTATTGATTTCCAGTAGTTAAAACACCAGTAACATTTTTTCTAAAGTTTGGTAACTCAACAGATTTAATAATTCTTTGTTCTGCTTGAGTAATTATTACTGCTAAATTACTAACAAATGTTGTTTCTGTGTTTTGCGTATAATCTTGTATAGCTGATTTTAATGTTGTGTATGTCCAACTCATGATGCTCTCATTGTTTTATTTTTTAATCTTAAATTTGTCATGTGTTAATTTGACCTCCCATTCCTGAATGGTTGGTACAATAATAATAAAGTGTTGGAGCACCAGATGCTACTTCTATTTGAGTATATGCACTTGATGATCCTGGTGTTCCGTTTGTTGTAACACCTGTTGTATATTGTGATCCACCACCATGTGTTCCATCTGAGGTTGTTGAAAATCTTAATGGATGACTGCTATTACTGCTATTAGCTTGATCAAATTTGTATGTTTGACCCTCAGTTAAACTTAAAGTTGCTGCTCTAGAACCATCTATATAAAAATAATTTGCTCCAGAATAACTGACAACTGTTACTGTATAAGTAGAAATATACGGCGAAGGTGTTGGTGCAGGTGTAGGCGATGGAGAAGGTGTTGGAGAAGGCGAAGGCGTTGGTGATGGTGTAGGAGCTGGCGCAGGTGTTGCCGCAGGATCATACCCAAATAAATAGCCAACCGAGCCTGTCATTTCATCTACTTTAAAATTTGATCCAATGATGTTTGGATCCATAGAGTTACCTTTTTTAATGTCTGTGTATGTAACAACAACAAATCCTTCTCCAACACCAACGTCAGTGTTAGGTCTTGGCTTATACAAAGCCTCTGGGTCCATAACATGAGGCAATGGCTTTAATTGTGGATGTTTTGGTTCAAAACAAGTTGGACATGTTTTTAAACCATTCCACTCTTCTTTTAAATCATGAAACTTGTACTGAAATCCACATCGATCACAAATAGCTTTTGCTTTTTTGCCTGATGCATACGCCATGCTAGTATCCGTTTCTTAAAGATGGAGCTATTCTAAATGAAGATC